AGAATTGATAGCAAACCATACAGGGTAATTTCTCATAGTTTTTCCTTTCAATAGTTATGTTTAATTTGAGTATAAGAAAAAATAGGCCTATTGCAATAGAATAAAAAAAGGCCGCATAAAGCGGCCTTTAGTGGTTCATATATAAATGGATCTAAGCGGCTACCGTATCCAATAGCTGGCCAGCTTTACGTTCCAGATCCAGACGGTTATCTTGATGCGGTATATCACGCGCTATAGCTGTTATAGCATTAGATGCGTCCCAGATCGTTTTCATAGGCTTTTGTTCTTCTTCACCATGTCTAGTATAAGCGGCTTTTGCCATTCTAGCGGATAGGCCTACACGCTTTTGAAGAAATTTTAAGGCTTGTTCTTCATCTTCAGCAACTTGCGCTTCTTGCGCCGCTTGTATACCGTCCAGCACTTTAGTAGTTGATCCATTGCTAAAGGATCTAAGCGCTGGCTGGGCTTCATCACTAAAACGTTCCGCCGCGAATTTGGTATGTCTAATAGTGATCTCGCTAAAATCTTCGACACCCCATGCGTAACGGTTCTGGCATATGCCGCGCATATACATGGTTGCTATCTTGCAAGACTTGGCGCCTACTTCACTATTTGAGATATAAAAACCCCTGAACACTAGATCAGGTTCACCATTTGGAAGCTTGCCTATTTCAATAGGGTTCAGATCATCTACTAGAAAAATAAAAACGTCACGATCAGAGCCATAAATAGTAGTGCTCTCATTAGTGACTGGGGCAAAAGGATCATAAACAGCCATGCCGCTTTCAGATCCAGTTATATAACCGGGAATTTTAAACTTAGTAGCGGCGGCTATTTCTTGAACAGCGGCTACTATTTCCCAATCATATATGCGGCCGTATTCGGATCCTGTGAGAGCTCTTAACTGGCCTTTTGTAGATTTATAAGATTTTACCAGCTCTTTATTTCTGTTTTCTAATAAACCCCATTTAACACAATCCGCCGCTAATGGCGCTGGTAGATCACGCAAGTAGCCAGCTGGCGCACCAGCTAAACTACTGATCTGGCCAAAAGACCAATGAGTAGGGACAGCCTGATGCTCTTGTTTATTCTGATCAGTAAATTCCAGCGTTATCTTGCCTTGTCTTATGTCGTTCTCATCTACATCACCGTTTATATGTAAATTCTTAACATTAAGAACGTCCGCTTGCATCATCTGATAATCATTAAACTTGAAATCACGCAATGCTTGCAAAGATGTAAAGCGTTCGTCCGCTGGCCTACGCGCCCAATTTGAAGCAATTAACCCAGCTTCGCTACTAATACCATGCGTTAAAGCATCTGTTTTATATGTAAATTCGTTCATAGTTTTTTCCTTTGTTATGTTAAAAAAAGCGGACTGTTTTACCAGCCCACTTTATTTGTCGCATATATGCCTATACTTTTCAAGAATTAATTTTTTGAAAAGTTATCTTCTTAATTCCTTATGCTCATTTAAATAGCGTTCTTCTTCTATAAATTCCGCAACCTTATTGCGGATCTCACAAAGCTCTGAAAAATGCCTATGTTCACTATCAATTTTTTCTACCCCAAATTTTTCTAATAAATCATAGAAAGCATCTTGGAATAACACCCACTCACCAGCGCTAAATTCATTTCTCATTTTTTATTCCTTTCACGCCGCTGTTTTGCTTCGATCCATAAAGACATAGTCACCGCTTTATAATATTGATTTAGCCTATCTTTTTCTTGCTGGATCAGAGCATCATATTCTTTAACAATGGCTTCTTTATTACCAGCATTAAACGCCGCCTTAGATCTTTTCTTAAATTCATTAATCTTTCCATAGGCGGCTATCTCTGCAAACCTAGCGGCGGCTACCCCAGTTTCAGTACATTGGTTGCAAGACCGGCCTTTATCATAATCGACTAACGGTTCTGGGTTATTGCCCTCCGCCCAGCCAGTTTTTTCATCTGGTAATATGGGCTCTTTGCAAAATACACAATGATGTTTTACTTCTTTAATATCTGTCATAGTTTTACTCCTTAGTTAGTGACAATATCGTATACTATACACAATAAAAAAGGCCAGTCAATTACAACTGGCCTTTCATTTATTTACGGCGGCGGCGGTCTATCCTGCTCCTGTATTCATCATATTTAGATCCATACATAAGACGGCCGAACCAATCAATTAAAAATAATATCTATATCACCTCCTTTCAATCCCATAGATCCCAAGCGTCACACGCTTCCAGACGCAAAGGGCTCTTCCTACCCTTTACGCCATGAAGAACCAGCCTACTTTTGGTTTCTATCCATAATTTTGCTCCGCATGGTCTTGGACGATCTGGCCTGTAAACCATACGCGCATTAGCTGGCAATTCTACTTCCATACAATATTTAGTCTGCGTTTTCTGCCGCCTTGCTTTCTGATCCCAGTAGTCATACTCTACACGAACTACGGGCTCACGCTCTTCACGCTTGGCATTACGCTGTATGATATTTTTATTTATGTGTATTATTTTCATTGTTTGATCCCCTGTTCTCTAGCCGCGTCTTGCATGATCTGGGTTAGAACTGGCTCCAGCTTTTCGTCTAGTCTTTGAAACTGAGCATCACCGATCCCACCCCTACAATAAACGGATACTTTAAAGAATTGATGAAAATGAGAACGTCTATTCATCAGGCCATTATTAAACAGATCGTATAGTAAGTTGCTGGCAACACGAAAGCGCTCCAAATATTTATTCTTAGATCTGCCCTGTGGTATTTTACCCTCAAAAGGCACCAGCGCGATAAGCTTATCGTAAAGACTGCTAAAGCCCTCATTAACTGCCCAAGAGCTCTTAAACAAATTTAATTGATCACCGTACATCACTCACCCCCCAAGAACGTACCAGAACCATCATAGGATATTTTAGAAATATCCATGCGCTTTAATATATAATAAACGTCCAGAGCATCAGTAAGCTGGGTTTCAGAATGTTGATACTTTTTGAAAATTTCAGGGTTAGACAAAGTTTTCATATCTATCTGTGCATCTGGACTAACCGCTATTTTTTGTAAAAGCTTTTTCAAATCTTTCTCGTTCAGACACAAACCCTCAAATTCTATGTTGTAAAAATGCTCAGTCATTTTTTGGTTCCTCCCACAGATAATCTAATTGATAAGCGCTGGCGTCCTTAAAGCCACCAGCGTTAAATTGATCTAGTAACTTATCATGGACAATAGCTAATCTGCGCTGGATACGTTCCATTTCGCTTTGGTTATACTTGCCCATAAACTCAACCCCATCTAATTGAAGTTCAGTTCTGCCGCCAAACTCTTGGATCTCTCCAGCTATTTGCTTAAAGGCCGCACGAAGCGTGGCGATCTGCAAATAAGTAACCATTTTAAGTGGGGAAAGTTTTAAGCTATCCCAGTCCGGTTGTATTGGATCTTCATATTTTGTCATAGTTTTACTCCTGTCTAGTTAGTGACAATATCCCATAGATAAACTATTAGACTGGGCAAATCAAGTAAAAAATTTTATCCCATTGAAAAGGTTGTCTACATTTAAACTCTGGTTTGACCTTATCCAGACCGTCCATCTTCAGATCTACAGCGTCAGAACCCTTAAACAAATAGATCTCTGCTACATCAGACGGCGTGGGTTGTTTCTTTACCAGCACCCAACACGAACCTTTCCCGTGTCTGGTCAGCCAAGCTACCTGTGACGGACGTAAGTCTACTTTATTAGTGGTAGTATATTTGAGCTCTACAAAATGAAAAGCACCCAGCTGGTCACACATTAACAGATCTGGTATTCCAGATCCCACCCAGTTTTCAATTCTGGTTAGTATCAGTTTGTAATTCGACCGACTCGCTGCTTCCTTTACTTGCTTGTAAAATCCGCTCTCTCGCTTTATTGCGGTTGCTGGTATTTTCTTCAGGTGTGATGTCGATTGTGACTGGGGCATAACTATTTTTGATCTCCTCTAATGCTTTCATTACTTCTTCCTTAGACATACTGTCTATGCTCCCGTGTCGTATTTCTGATTTATTCACATAGATATCGCCTTGCGCCATGCCTCTGGCTTTCTCCGCCATAAC